CGTTGCTCCCGTTTCGGCTCACCGAGTTCCTTGATGTGGCTCGACTTCGCCCACCAAAAGTTGCCCCCAAAGTACGGATAGCCTTCGGGGTTGTTTTGATCAGCCATGTGAGGGAACTGCTCCTTGGTAATCCAATGGCAGCCAACTGCATCCACGCCTTCGAGCATTTGCATGGACCGCTCCCAAGCCACCACGTTGAAGAACAGCATCGACCTGCCCCAAAGTTGGGTTGTCAAGGATGGATTCGCAGCCCCCTTGGTGTGAGCGTACAGGTAGACGGCTTCCTCTTCCTGCGAGGCCCGGTACATTTCGGTAAGGGTCGCCTGCTCCCAAGCATTCGTCCGGGTAACCACGACCTTGACCTTATCGGCCACCATCGAACCTTCCAGCACCTCCTTGACCGCCTTGCGTTGTTCGGGTGGACCGACGATGCCGACCCTTATCTCATCCAAGACATTGATGAGGCCGTAGTTGCACACCGCCATCATGTGCTGGTTGAGGATTAACTGCCAGTTGCCCCCGCAGTAGATGTGGTAATAGTGGACGACTTTCATAAGGTCCAAAGGAGGGTTAGAAGGGTGAGGATGAAAAAAACGGCTGCAAGCGTCTTGCCGATTTCAATTAGCAGGTCAAGGATGCGTTCGGTGTTCATGGGGCAAAGTTACACCACAACGTACTTCCCTGAGTTGCTAACCCTCAATTTGTTAAGGGCCACATACCGCATCGCATCGCAGGCGTGGTTGAAGGAATCAATCGGGACCCCCGTGTTCTTGCCTTCCTTATCGGTGGCCCAAGTGTAGGACCGCAGTTCTTTGATGAGGTTGGTCGAGTCCTTGGTTACCTGCAATTTGAACCTTTTGAGAATGTCTATCCCGTTCCGAACCGAGTCCGGGCCTTTCTCCGCTGGCTTGATGTTGAACCCGAGTCGATAGATTTCTTCAATGGACTTCGGTTCTGCTGAATCGGCCACTATCTCCCAAGCCCTTGTGATGCCCAAGGACCGCAACTTGTCTGCGATGTCTTGGTTCGTCAGGCCCGTGGAGTAGAGCAGTTCTTGAATGAGCAGGCAGTCCCCTTGGCGGTAGATTGCTACGAGTGCGGTTGGGTCGTTACTGAACCCCCAGTCAAGCCCTAAGGCGACGAATTTGGCACGGCTGACATCGATACCCTCCACCACCTCGAAGTCCTCGTATATCGCACCCTGAAGCGTCCCGACCTGACCAAGGCCATAGACCTTCCACCAGTTCGCCCAATAGGCTGACGTTTCGGCTTTGGTGCGGTTGAGTTCGATGTCCCTCTTGATGGTATCAGGCAGGGCCTCGTTGTCGTTGTAGGTAAGGATGACCAGTTCTGCATCCTGTTCGGGCAAGACCTCGGTATGCGCCCAAAATTCGTGGGTCGGGTTAAAGTCGATGTAGATGGCCTCGCTGGTACGGATTGCCAACTGGTAGTAGGATTCAAAGTCGATGTTGTTGGCCTCGTTGATGTAGACGACCTGCCTCCTTGCCCCTCGGAGCCTTGCCTCGGAATCAGCCGAAAAGAACTCGATGATTGAGCCGTTGGCGAAGTTGTAGGTGAGCAGGGTCTTGTTCCATCGGTCTGCGACCCATCGGCCTGTCCATTGCATGACCTTAGCGAAGTCCTTGATTGCACCCCTTCGTAGGTGGGGGATAGATTCGGAAACTACCGAAATCTCGGTCTTGTTCTTGGCTGCGATGTCTATGAGGACCGCAAGGATGGCGAGGGTTTTCCCCGCACTTGTTCCGCCTTGGATGACCTTCTTCCGGGCCGTCATCCGACGGATTCGGCTGATAGCGGTCGTGTACTTAAAGTCCATCCCCAAACAGGGGTTGCTCAATATGAACCGTGTTCTCCTGCTTGTCAACCAAACCAAGAAGACGAGAGGCGATGTTGGCCGAGTAAACGCCAGCACTTGAACCCTCCAGCATATCCTTGTCGCAGGTCAGCCTTATGCGTGTAATGATTGGGGAGAATGTCTTGTGCAGGTCCGTAGTCCCCTTCCTGTAATCCGAAAGGTCATAGCAAACCCCATTTTCTGCAAGCCATCCTTCAAAGCCACGAAAGGTAATCGGACGCTCCTTGTCCCGGTAAACCATGTTCCCATCCTTGCCGACATAGTCCTGCACCCGGTAAGGGTTGGCCTTGTTCTCGGCTCGGTATTGCTCAAACGCAGCCCATAGTTCTTCGGGGGTATTCCAAATTGGGGGTCGGCCTGCCATTAGTATTCGATTTTGTCGATTAGGTCGCTAATCTTGTTTACGATTTTTATTTTCACTTCGTACTGGTTCGGAGCATTGGACTCATCCACCGCTCCGATGCAGTCGCAGAGGGTCGTTATGACCATCATCAGCGAGTCCATCCGAGCCTGCACTTGGGCTTCGTCATCCTTCGCCTTCGAGTTCGCCAAGTTCTCGGAGTTTATTCCTGCTCCATGATAATGCCGACTTGCCACCCCACAGGAGGTAGGAGATGTAACCGCAGTCCGAGGTGTCGTCTGCATTGTCGTAGTAGGTTTCAGCACGGGATAGGTAGGAGTGCATCCGCTTGATGGTTTCCACCGAGATGGCTTCCCCGCTGGCTAACTGCTGCGCCCTGACCTTGCCCGTCTGCGTCGCACACTTGTTCCCGTTGCGTTCGTTGAGTTCTATCCCCCGCTTGGCATTGTTCCTGATACCTTCCCCATAGTCGGCATAGGACTCGAACTGCTGCCTCTTGTGTTTGGTATAGATTGAGCCGCAAACGGCCAATCGTTGAGCCGTATCGGGGAACTCTGCGTTGGTCTCGTTGTTGCTCATGCAGCGACCGATGAAGCCTTCTTTGCTTTCGTTATTGTTCGGAATTGGCAGGGGCATTCAGGGGGTGGGTTATGGTGTTTTGGTTGGCTTCGGCAAACAAGTCCGCTTGAAGGTAAATGTATTGGAGGGCCGATTTTACGCAGTCAGCGCACCACCAGTTTGTGGGGGGTCTTCCGTGAGCGGTCAGGATGGCTTGCAGTTCTCCAACGGCATCGGGTGGTAGTCGCATCGTCAGGGAAGCGATGTACTGGTCCCAGTACTTGCGATGCTTTTGGGCCACGATGAATTGGTCGTTGGTCATTTGAAGGTCCATTCCCGGATGATTATTGCGGTGGCAGATGAGGCAAGCCCAAGGATTGGAGCCAAGTACCATTGGCAGGTCGGCAGGGTCAGCAAGACCCCAAGCCAAAAGCCAAAGCAGGTCATGCACGAAAACGGCTTCCGCTTGGCGAAGGGCAGAGCGTAGAACCATCCCGGCAGCACCCGGAACTCCACGACCGCAAGGGTCGCTAAGGCGCTAATCAGGATGGGATATACCAGTGTATCCATTGGCTTCGATTGCGGTTTTGATTTTGGCCTTGGCCTGTTCTATCGAGTAGATGATGGACCTGTACGGGATGCCTGTTTCTCTTGACATGGCCTTCATGTTGCCTGTCTGCATCAGCAGGTTCAGCAGTTCTTTGTCGTACGGGAAGGCCCCATCCTTGGCCCAAGAGTCCATCTCTTGCTGGGCAATGGCCCAAAGGTCGTCAAGCAGGGAGTCGTAGTCCTTGCTTAGTTCTTGGGTTTCGGGATCCACTTCGACTCGCTCGTCGTGATGACGGTACTTCTTAGCGAATTGGTTGTTGTTGCCCCGGTACAGGTTCATGATCAGCCGAACGATGTAAAAACGCAGGTAGCCTTGGACCTGCATCTTGGTAATCTTGTCGGGGTCTTTCTCCAGCAGAATCAGGACGACCTCTTGCTCGAGGTCCTTCCAAAGCGGATTGCCCCCCGTAATGGTGAGGCAAGCCTTGCGGATTTCTCCGCTTCGATAAAGGTCAAGGATGGTAGCCTCTGCGTTCACTCACGCAAAGATGGAGGGAGTTTTTCCTAATGTTGCAAAAAATCCCGTGTCCTGTTTAAAACCTGTGTACGCAGAAACTTGATGTCGGGTCTTGCTCTCATGTTTATCGCAAGGATTTCGAGGTTGTGCATCACGGTGGCGTGGTTCCTCTTTAGGATTCGCCCGATGTGGGAGTAGGTGTAGAGGTATTCGGAGTAGGCGATGTCTGCGAAGATGCTTCGAGCAAGGACAAGTTCACGGGTCTTGACGCTGCTGGTGATGTCATCGGGGTTGACTCCTACGACCTCTGCCGTGTATCCGAGAATGGTGCGAGTGATTAGGTCCATTATTAAATAGGATTTGTATTACCGCAACTCAAACACTTAATGACTCTTATGCCATTTTCTGCGGTTAAAATGTAATTACAACTGTGTGTTTTTTTGTTTTTGGTTTTCATCGGTTTTGATTAAAACGGGTTTGGGGTATGCTTTGGGTATGGAAGAATCTTGTATTTTAGTTTGCTTAAAAGAACTTTCTTCCTTTGCCCTTTTGCGTTAAAAAATATGTATCGATGCTTTCTTGGCCTATCAACGTAATAAACATTTTCCTCGCCATATTTGTCCTTGACCTGCTGCATAGTCATTCTGTTGGCGTATGTTGCGTGATGTTGATGTTCCAACCCTTTAACCTTGGGGTCTTTGAATTTAGATGAAAGTCCACAATACATGAAGTTGCTGGCCTGATAAACCGTTCCATTGTGGCCTTGTTGAATTTCAGCAAAAGACACGACTATTTCTTTGTCAAGTAATTTCAGCGTATTACCTATTAAATAACTTTCAGTATTTTTTGGGGTTCCATCCTTTATCCAAAGCCTTGTTAGTTCGTAAATATTGGAGGATTCGTCTTCACCGCAAACTCCCTTTAGTAAGGTACTGCTACAACTTACGCCATAAACAACAACTCCAACCACCTGCTTACATGAATTGCAAAATAAACCAAATGCTTTACTGCATGGAGCCTTTCTGTGCAAGTAATGATTTTTTATTACTACCTGCATTGCAAGTTGATAATCAATTTGATTGATAAAATAAAGGCGTTTAGGGCTTTCATTTGACGATAAACAACAACAAATAAGGTTATTGCTCATTAATTAAAAAGGATTAGGGGGTAGTGGCATCCAATGGCTGACTTCGGTTAGGAACCACGTTTGGTGTTCGTAGTACCATCGGCCATCGCCCAGCCATGCGTAGGCTTGATTGCGGTCGGTCGTGAAAATCAGGACTGGCTCGTAAGGTGTCGGCATTCGGTCCAAGCATTTAATCCATTCCATGTCAGGCGTTTTTGGCTTGAAGGATGCGACCGAGCAGGGTCCAGTTGACGGACCAAGGCTTGATGGTTTCGCTTTTGTCGGGGCGGTTGCAGTTGACGCACTCCTTGCGGATGTGCAGTTGCCAGCGTCGGAAATCGATTGGTGTGGTTTTCATGGGTTTGGGGTTTGGTTGGTAAGTTTATAGGCTGACGCTGGGGGAGGTTTGGTAAGAACAGAGGCTGACGATTATACCCGAATGCGTATAAATTTTGGGTTTTTCTATAAATTATATCCGATTGGGTATAGTTTCAAACAACCGATACCTCCCACACGAATCGGTCAGGGTCTTGACTTGCGGTCCGAATCCGTTGGAGCGGGATAGCACATACTCGCAAGCATCCCCCTTGGCCCGGACCTCAATCACCTTCCAAGGGCGGTCGTTGGTGCAAGCGGTCAGCAGGAGCAGTAGTAGCAGTCGGGCCATGGAACAAATCTACACAACTATTCCACACTTGCGACCACTCGCTGAAAATCCTCAACGCTTCGGATTACCTCGTATCGGTAGCCTGCCTCTTGGACCACTCCCTGCCACCACTTCTGCAAGAGGGACTGCTTGCCCTTATTGGCCTTGAACTCAAGGAAGATGGCCCCTTTGTCCGATAGATAGGTCATGTCGGCCACTCCAGCGGTCAGGCCGATGCCTTTTAGAAAATGACCGTTCGTTCGGCTTCGTGGGTTGTTTAGGTTTAGGAACAACCGCCCTTCTTCGTGGGGCTTTAGGAGTTTGAACAACTTGACGCAGGCGGCTTGGAGAGTGTATTCGGGGGTCATAAAGGATACTCGTTTGCTTTGGTGTATGGCAGTTGACATTGGACTTGTGCGATTCCAAGGCTACCGTTCCTGTTCTTTCGGAAGATGACCTCCATAAGATCCTGCTCTGCATTCTTGTCGTGTTCGTAGGGTCTGTAAACAAAAGCGATTTTGTCGGCATCGAACTCCAGTTGCCCGGTTTCCCGAAGGTCGGACATGATAGGACGATGGTCGGCCCTGCCTTCGGTAGCCCGTGAGAGCGAAGAAACCACGACCCCGAAGACCTTTTGGCGTTTGCAGATTGCTTTGAGTTGCTTGGAGATGTTAGTCATCTGCTCAATCTTGGGCTTGGGCTTGTCAATCTTGGCGGGTTCTACGAGTTGCAGGTAGTCGAGGTAGAAACCAACGATTCCGAACTTGGCCTTGAGTTTAGCGATTTCGCCCTCGATTCGGTCGAGGTTGGCTTGATGCAGATCCACGATGTAGAGGGGCTTGCCTTTGAGTTGGTCAGCCTTTTGGGCCAAGTTCAAAAACTGCTCGGTGCTGATACGCTCGTCGGGTTTCAGGAATGCAGAGCCGTCCATCGTTCCAAGGTTCGAGAGCATCCGCTGGGTCAGTTGGTCTGCACTCATCTCCATCGTAAAGAAAACAACGGGAATATCGGCCATGGCTTGATTCATCGCTATTTGGAGAGCAAGCAGGGTCTTGCCCATTGCTGGCCTACCACCTACAAGGATGAACTCGGACGGCTTAAACCCGGTGCAAATGTTGTCAAGCGGTCGGATAAAGGTTTGGTAGATTTGGTCCTTGCGTCTTCCTTCCCGGACCTCGTTCATGTTGGCGAGAAAGTCCTTGGCGAGTTCGTGTGCGGATGATTCGGAGGCGTTGGACTCAACGGCTTGGATGGATTGATAGCGTTGGAAGGCTTTGGGGATGTCCCGGTCATGGGCAAGTTCTTCCATGATTCTCGCTTCCTCCCTCTCCTT